CTATAGCTATCAACGAAATTACTGCTGATAGTGATTTTGGATTTATCCAAACTCTTGAAAGTGTGCCAATAGGAGTTCCAAGACCAATAGACGGAGCAAATACGGTACAAAGCGCTCAAGGTTGGCAAGATGAGGGGGACGGCAGTATATAATATGCTTACATTCAAACAGTTCATTATAAAAGAATCGTTGTGGGGGAAAACAAAAGACCTTGCAGCAAAAGCTTATAGAAACGTAGACCGTTATAAATCTATTTACCATGCAAATAGATTAGGCGTTCATATTGAAATGAGACCAGGAACTCTCAAAGGTGGTAAACCCTCATGGAATTTGCTGGATATAGAAAACCTAAAAGGAAAAAAAGGAGCAGGCACTAAAGCATTAGATTATATTCTCCACAATGCAGACAAACATAAAATACCAGTTGATCTCATTGCCGGGGCGCCTAAACCAGAAAATCAAGAAAGATTACAAAACTGGTACAAAAGGCATGGGTTTCAAAGCAGTGATCCCAAATATATCATGCACAGAGATCCTCAAAAAGGAAATAAATAAAATGTCTAACAGTATAGCAAAAGCATTGAATATGCAACCATACAATACGCCTGAAGGTGTAACACACAAAATTGACGAAGATATCGATCTTGATGCCGACCTAGAAGCGGCCAGAAGAGACATAAAAGAAATTGCTGATATTGGTATTCAAGCAGTGGCTGAAGTAGCTTCACTTGCGTCTCAAAGCCAACACGACAAGCTTTATATGGCATTATCTTCTGTAATGAAAAGCACGTTGGAAGCCAATCGAGAATTGATTGATACACATAGATCGCGCAAAGAACTGAAAGCTATTGCTGAAATTGAATCTGGCACTACTGTAAACAACTTGTTTATTGGTACTACTGCTGAACTCCAAGAACTGTTAGCTGGTAAAAAAGATGACTAAAGGTTATATGGGGAATCCGTTCCTCAAAAGAATCCGTGAACAAGTAGGGTTTGATGCACACAATATACAAGAGTATATAAAGTGTATGAACGACCCAGTATATTTTACAAAAACTTATATGAAAATTGTACACGTTGATCGAGGTCTAATTCCGTTCGAACTATACGACTACCAGGAAGAAATGCTTACGGCCATGAAGAATGAAAACTTCTGTGCTTTTTGTATCGCTCGGCAGGGAGGAAAATCAACTGCGGTTGTTGCCTTCATTCTTTGGTACATTTTATTTACACCAAAAAGCAAACCTAGAACTGTTGGTCTATTGGCCAACAAAGGTGATACAGCACGTGAAATTTTGGGCAAACTACAACTGGCCTATACTCACTTGCCAAGATGGATGACACAAGGTATTATTGAGTGGAACAAAGGTTCTATTCTTTTGGAAAATGGCTCTAGGGTTATTGCTGCTGCCACATCTGATGCTAACGTGCGTGGTTATACTTTCAATATGATTTATCTTGATGAGGTCGCACACGTTGAAAACTACGAAGAGTTCTCGACTTCTGTTATGCCAACTATTTCGTCAGGCAAAACCACTAAACAGGTTATGACGTCCACGCCATATGGTCTGAACCACTTCTATAAGACAATAGAGTATGGAAAGAAACCAAAGGACTCTCCAGAATACAATGGTTGTTATGTTGTCGAAGTGCCGTGGAATCGTGTTCCTGGCAGAGACGAAGAGTGGAAGAAAAAAGTATTAGAAAAAATGGACCATAACTATGACAAATTTGAACAGGAATATAATATCCAGTTCATGGGTTCTTCTGGTACACTTATCGCTGGTTGGAAGCTAAAGGAACTTGTAATTCATGAACCTATAGCGTCAAACAAGGATGGCATGCGTCAATATGATAGACCTCTGGATGCTCACAAATATGTTATAGTGTGTGATACATCTGAAGGAAAAGGACTTGATTATTCTGCGTTCCAGGTTATTGACATTACTGCCATGCCTTACCATGAAGTGTGTACATTTAGAAGTAATTTGATAACACCATTGGACTTTACCTCTATTATACACTCAACCGCTATATTGTATAACCATGCTTATGTATTGCCTGAAGTAACAACTCTTGGCGAGCAAGTTGGCAACGGACTGTTATTTGACTTCGAATATGATAATCTGCTTATGACAGTGAATCAAGGCAGATTTGGTAAGAAATTGGTAGCTGGATTTGGAACACCAAAAGTTGATAAAGGTGTTAGAACAACCAAGCTTGTCAAAGCAGTAGGATGTTCAATGTTGAAGCTTTTGATCGAAGGCAACCAACTTATTGTACACGATCATGCTACAATCGAGGAATTGAGTAGATTTTCTAAAAAGGGCAGTAGTTACGAGGCTGAACCAGGTGCTACAGACGACCTAACAATGTGCTTAGTTTTGTTCGCGTGGATGACGAATCAGGTGCTTTTCAAGGAATTGAGCAACATCCATACACTAATCAAACTAAGAGAATTGGATGAGGAAACAATTATGAAAAATATGACTCCAATGGGATGGGTCACAACTGGCGAGCTGGGCGAAGAAGAGGAAATTCCGCGGGATAAAGACGTATGGACAACAGTGGATAGTCCGTGGGTCAACCAGTTCTAAGCGACGTAAACTTTTACCTTTTATAAATATAGTAGAACATTAGGCCCAAAAAAAGGAATCATGAACGATGCCACAACTTAAATCACCCGGTGTACTAACAAGAGAAATTGACCTAACTGGGATCGTCCCTGGTGTATCAACAAATGATGGCGCTATCGCCGGTGTATTTCGTTGGGGACCAATCGGCGAACTACTACAAATCGATTCTGAGGACACTCTACTAGCAAGATACGGAAAACCAACCAATCTCAATGCCGAGACTTGGTTTACTGCTGCTTCGTTCCTAGCATATACAGACAGCCTTTTCGTGTCTCGTGCTGCTAACACTGTAGGCAATTCACCCGACTTTACTGCGTACGTTGTTGCTAATAGCAATATCGTAGTGCTAACTGGAGCAAGTGTTCCTGCTACAATCAACACCACAAGCTTATTGCTTGCTCCTGGTGATATTCTACTATCATCTACACAAAACGCAGTATTTCTAGCCACAAACGCTAGAATTGATGATGTTATTAACTCAACAGCATTTTCACTATCTACTGCTTCTTCTGTTTCAGTTGTTAGTGGCTTGGTTGGAAACACTATCACGATTCCAACAGCTACCGTGGCCTCTGCAAACACAACTAAGTTTACCGTTTCAAATACTTCTGGGCTTGTTGCTGGGTATATGATTACTGCTTCTGCAAACTTAGCAATGGTAAATACAAACATTTCAGCTTCAATTGCTGCGGTTGTTAACACAACTGTATTCACTTCAAATGTAGCAATGGTCCTTGCTGATGGTTCAACAAGCTTAACCATCGCAAGAGCTGGTGATCTAGATATTCAGCTGATTTCGCCAACTTGCTTCAGTGCTATTGCTAACACTGGCCGAGTTGCTAATCTTGAATATGCTACAATTGCAAACCAAGGTGTGTTTACTGCAAGAGCAAATAACATCGACTATGATATTAAGTTCATTGCTAGATACCCTGGCGATCTTGGTAACTCACTTCGTGTATCAGTTTGTGGAAATCCAAACGGATTTAGCTCTTCAATCGACCTAAGTGCTTTGGAGAACGGAAACACTGCTACTGGTTCCAGAGCAATCCTGCCGGTGTTTGTAAACTCAAATACTGCTAGATTCTCTATCATGTCACCAAACTCTTTCGTTGCGTCCGCTCAAACAGCGTTATATAAATCATATCTTCAGGTAACTGATACCATTGAAGTTGGTAACACGCTGATGGGCACCCAATTTATGAAAATTACCTCTATCAGTAATACTACTGTAGTGGGCGGCTCAGCCAATGTTGTATTGAGCATTACATGCAATAAAGAAGATACACTTGCTATCGCTACTACAGGCGATGCAAATACACTCGTTGCTGGTATGCAGATTGCCACTGCTGCTAATACATATCTAACTGATATGGTTGTAAACAGTATTGTTAACACAACTGCATTTCACTTCACTACTACACCTGTTGTAAATGTAACAGCAAGCTCTGTT